TTATTAGAGCTATCGATGTAAATCCAAAGAGATTAGAGGCTCCATATTATCTGGTGAGAACAGCAAGATTAAATAAATTATTCATGGTAGGATGGCTCTGGGGTAAGATATTTATCGATTTACCAAAGCCTGGTGATAGTCTTTTCGTTGACCAAGATATTCATGATTGGAAGTTTTATGATGAAACAGCAGTATGTGCCTTCTACGCTAATGACAAACCCGCTTGTAAAATGCTATCAGAAAAAGCACTAATACATGAATCTCGGATGGATCCCGGCGACAGAGATAGAATTAAACAGAATATTAAGTTCTGTTCTATGTAATACAAGTTCAAAAAAATAATATTAATACAATATTAATATTATTGTCATTGGTCCGAGTAGATAAACACTCTTTTCAATACCAATCCACCACATGATAATGAGAAGGATTGGTATTGAAATATAAGATTTAACATTAAATCTTATTAATATTAAATCTTATTAAATCTTTTAATAAGATTTAATATTCTCATTGGTCTGAATGGATGATCACTCTTTTCAATACCAATCTTATACGATATCATGTGAAGAATTGTACTGAAATGTACAATTTTAAAAATTATAAATAAGTAATAATGGCATCTAGATGTTGTTGTAATGGATAATTAATTCTATCAACAGAAAGGATCTGGTTACCAGTGGATCCCGTTGCGAGAAGTATATCTATATTATTTACAGTATTACCAACAACTGGAATAAGAGAAGTCATTGTAATATTCCAAATAAAAACACCAGCGGTTACTCCTTCTGATGGTATTGATTCTGATCCTATTATATTATTACCATCTACCTGAATTGCCGCATAAGCTATAGCAGCACTAGGATCTGTACCTGTCCATCCTCCAGACATTGTCACGGTTAATGGATATGAACCAGTGACAGTAGGAAAAATATTAAATGACGGACCTGAAGTGAGAGAAGTTGCTCCTGTTGTATATATGGTTCCGCTTTCAATAGATAAACCATTAAACTGTGGTACTGATCCAGAAGGACCAGTAGGACCTGGTGGTCCAGAAGGACCAGTACTATTACACGCCGGACATATCACCTCTATTGTTGTTTCACATTTACAATGACTCTTTTTCTTCTTACATTTACCACATCGATTCTTCTTATTCTTCCTTGATCCACATTTCTTACAATGGTTCTTTTCATCATTACAATCGATAATTATGTTACATTTACAATGTTTCTTGTGTTCTCCGCACTTCTTGCAGTGACTCATTTTATGATATAATAAAATATAGCATAATGTCGAATTTTTAATTAGTTATTGTGCGATAATTTTCTGATTTCTTTGTTTTATTATCCTTTTTGTCTGTGTAGTTCACAGTAGATAGTATTCCATGCTTCCACAAATATCTCGCTTCGCCTTCTATTCGAAGAAGAGAACATTCTTCTAATAAAAGGATCACTCTATCATCGTTAGTGTCGTTAATATTGTGAAAGATCATATTATAAGGAAATATCATCGAAATGCTTGCTATTATTGGTCCAAAAGATTTAGAATCAATATGAGGAGATATTCCTTGTTTCTGCGTATATTCATTAAAGATACTTTCTTTCAATAATCTATCAGCGATCTCTTCGATAGGACCTGACAGTGGTTGTATTATATCACTTATATTCTTATAACAATAAGAATACAAATATCCATATTGTTGAGTGCGACGAGACAATTCATTTGACCATTTACATTCAGATGAATCTAACCATGAAACAATATTCTTTTCTTCCTCCTTCATGATGAAGTTTGGTATATACGAAAGACCGGGAATGTTCATTTTTATATAATATGTAATACTCAAATTATATATTATGTTTTTTATTTTTAATTATATTGAACCGTCTCTTCTCTTATAATACCATTAGAGGCAAGATACCATTTCTGATTGAGTGACCAATGTTTAATAATGGTAGGATCATCATCGACAAAATGGATAATATTAGGTCTGTCTGCTCGAAATCCTCGACCAACAACCTGTTCGAGTAAAAGAGGTTCTTTTATTGAACAAACAATAATGACAAGATCTGTTGGTCTTCCTTTGTAATCCTGACAAGCGGTAGCTTCATCAAATCCAGTTCCCATTTTATGTATAGTACCTACTAATACATTCGAATCAAGATAAGAACCTTTATTACCTCTCATATAATCTACTGTATACCCGGTACCAATTGTTCTTTCTTTAATTATTTTATATAATATATCGACATGTTCCTTTTCATTGGTTAGAACCATTATCTTAAATGCCTTATTTGCAAGGATGATTTCTACAATAAGCTTATTTCTTATATCATGATATAAGAGTGATTGTTTGAGAACTGTCCAATCAACACCAGGTCCATACTTATTAGATTGTCTTGTTGCCTTAATGAGAGTATTAAGCTTGGTAACAATGAATGGTTTGTATTGCTTGATGAATATTCCATGTTTTCCTACCAATGCATATGCCATTGTATGCATTCCATCGGTTCTCTCTAATGTGGCAGATTCCAATATGATATATTTAGGATGAAATGACAGAAGACCTTCTACATGCTTTGTAGTAAAGAATGCATGCGCTTCATCGATGATAAGATATCCTACTTTGTCTCTTAAATCTTTTGGAATAATGTGCACTCTCTCATCCAAACACACTATTACTTGTATTATTGAGGGTGGATCGTTTTCACCAACGATCCAACAATTAGCTGTAGTGAAATCGCTGAACGTCTTTTTCCATTGTTTCAATATAACCTCTCTATGACATAAGACACAAACAAGTAATGATATCTTGGACGCGAGATATGCTCCGATGACTGTTTTACCACTAGCAGGTGGTAATCCAATAGTAGTAGTTCCATATTTCGATAAATGTTCCATTGCTTCTTTACATACGAGAGATTGATCAATCTGTTGTGGTTTCTCTGGAGTTGGACCTCTTAGGGAACCAGTGAAATGAATCTCACATAATGGATATTCTATGTGAGAATTAGGTCTTATTTGTAGAAGAGCACTAGCAAATAAGTATGGAAGATGAACGAATGATTCATCCGGATTTTCGCACTTATCAAAAAGATAGAATGTGACAGGTTTATTTTTAGCCAATTGTGTTGAATGAAAGGATTGACTTGGGTGATAATAATTAGAACTTGAAGGTTGTAGTGTTAACATTGTACGGATTGTTCCTACCATAGCATCAGTAAGTGTATTTCTTTTGACACTGACCGCCATTTTGATTAACTCTTTTACAATTAATAGATAATAGTTTTAAACTTAACCCATTTTAAACAAATTTAATTGCAATACAATGTCCGGTCCAGTCAAACTCAAAATAGTCCTACAAGAAGATATATGTCCTCATGATGATATGGATGAGAATGGTAATTGTCCTCAATGCGGATTATCAACAAACAATGTTAGCTATCAAGGAGAATGGGGAGAAATTCAATACAAAAAGGCTGCCAAGAGTATATTACCAGATCTTGAGAAGATTAGATGGAATATTGATCTTCCCCTTGAAGTTAGAAATAAAGCGAACGATATTTTCACAATAATGAACGTTGGTACACATAGAAGTAACAGAAGAAAACAGTTAATTTTCAAGTGTCTTCTTTCAGCGCATAGGGAATTGGGACTTGAATGTATACCAAAACTTCTAGCTAAAGATATAGGATTAAAACCCGGCGATATAACAAAGGCGTTATCTTCTTTCTCTCAAGTACAAACTGGGTATGAATCACCGATGAAGTTCAAAACCTGTTTAGATATTCTTCCTGAGCTTTGTTCTAAACAATTTATTAATCCTTATAATATACCAGATGTTATGAAAATAGGTCAATCTGTCCTTGAAAGAGATCCTTCTCTCAAAGAAAACTTTCCACAAACAGTCGCTGCTGGTATAATTCACTATTACAAATTCATTAACGGAATATCGGTCGATATGAAACAATTTAGAAATGATACCGAGATATCAGAGGCAACAATAACTAATATGTTTAAGAGGATTATGCAAATTGAGTCGTCTGTTGATATCCATGATCCTCTTAACGAATAGTAAAAATGATTCCAATATTATAAAATAAAAAACGTCATACAAATAAATAGTTAATATAAAGCGATGTCTCAAACAATAATCAGTGTTAATGAACATTTACGTGACTGTGATTTTCATCCAACTATCAATAGACCAGTGAATGATAGAGCGGCATTTTGTTCAGAATATAACTCAATAGAAGATCAAGTTAGCGGTTCATTATTAAGATGTGGTAATGGAAATCTTTCAAAACAGGCATGTCTAAAAGGATTGGAAGGAAAATGCTCTTCACATTGGAGAAAAGAATGTAAAGAGAATGGTTGGGATCACGAGATATCCAAGTGTGCCAATAGAATATATGATAGAAAGAAAGAACAAGGTCTTATTCTGATTCCTCGTGTAATGATAACACAATTTAACATTCAGGAAGTTCTCGGTTTAACGCCAGACCCCAAATTTAATCATATCTCAGATAAAAGAAGAAAAGAAGTCGAAGAAGATGTCTATAGTGAGGAGGAAGAAGAGGAAGAGGAAGAGGATGGTAATATTGAGGAAGAGGAAGAGGATGGTAATATTGAGGAAGAGGAGGAAGATGGTAATATTGAGGAAGAGGAGGAAGAGGATGGTAATATTGAGGAAGAGGGTGGTAATATTGAGGAAGAAGAGGGTGGTAGTGACAATGAGATAATTCTTTCATCTGATTCAGAACCAGAATATGTTCCACCGAAAAGAAAGTCTAGATTTACACCAATATACTTATCTGAATCTGATGAAGAGCCTCGTAAGAAAAGAAAATTAGAGGAAAGACTCGAAGAGATTATTACTTTGAAACGAAGGTTATTATCTCTTCTCCAAGATGATCATTAAAAAAACTATACATCGATGATCATTAAAAAACTATACATCGATGTATAGTTTTTTTTTTAATAGAAGTTTTACTATTTTATGACGTAGTCTTCAATAATATCACATATTATAATATCGTTTACACATCTTAATTTCTTTTGATAATTTATCACATATTATCTTGGAAGCTTCTTCTGAGAATAATGCTTTTGTAACCGGATTAACACAAACACCGCTTTTAACAATATTTTTGGCTAAATTTAGAGCATCAAATGAATAAATATTAGGAAGACCATTAGGAGATCTATCGACTACCATTATTTTGGAACTTGAAAATCCTTCTCCTCCTAATAGAGCTGTTCCGGGAGTGTCTCCTTTTTCTTCAACTTTTCGTAGACAAGCATCAGAATAACACTTATTATATAATTTATTAAAAGTTGGATCATAACGAAGTTCTCTCGAATGAGGTATCAATTGTTCTGTGACAATATCGTCATTTAATGATAAACTTTTCAATGCGTTGAAGATGGCAGAATATTCTAATTGCATCACTTTAGTAATAGAATCTATCTCAACATCAGAAAGAAGCTTATTATCAAAAGCTTCGACAAAGATAGTCTTTGCATTTTCGTTGAATAAGACTAATTGTTGAAGTAATCCTATATTCCTTTCCTTGATAGCATGGTATACTCTTCGATTATAAGTAAGAGCATATCGAGAGGTAGTGATATTTTTATTCACGAATAAAATAAAGAGTGTCATGATTGAGTCTGAATCTATCGATATGACATCAGTAGCGAAGCTAATATCATTGCTATTTAATTCGGCACATGTTTGGAGAGACTCTCTTATCAACTTCTTCCTCAAAATTATATCCTTTGATACTATGTTGATACCAGACATTTAAATATAACAGAATATCTTTAATTAATAATTATTATTTTTAAATGGAACCTTTTCTTCCGCAAAAACTTGAAAGTCATGTTAAACCAGATGATGATAAAGAACCGTGTAAATGGAAACAAAAATATAAGGACGATAAAGCATTATATATTCAATACATTTATCTTCTTGGTGTAATAGTTTGGGGTATTATCATTGTTATCTTCGCTCTATATTGTACTGATATAATCGGATGGATCATTCTATTGTTACCATTTGTGGTTTTCTTTTTCGGTTATATTAATGCAACAGAAGTCACTCTTGATATAGAAGAAGAGATCTTCCAATCAGATTATCTCTCTGTGGGTTTGTTAATAATTCTACCATTGTTAACATGGATGAACAGAGATTATACTGGTGATAATTCAAGATTCACCACTATTATTGTATTAGCAATTATTATTACTCTCTTTTCTCTCATTGATATTTGGGTTAATAGAGATTGGTTATCAGTAGAAAGACACATTAAATCTGTCTTGCAGACATTTTCTATTGTATTATTAATTTACGCCCTTTATATGTTTTATGTCAAAATGCCTCATCTAATTGCTAAGGATAAGGAGTAGATTACTTTTTAAAATGTAACATAAAAGACTGTCCATTATCATTAAATGGTATTAATGGAAAAAGAAGAGAAAAACAAACCGGAAAATATTATTGGAGGAGGAACATCTAAGATAATTTGTTCGATCTCTAGCATTAAGATAAAATCGACAAGTTGTCTTCCAGATTTATCACAGAAAGGGGAATCTAATGCTGAACCTGCTAATCCTATTTCGTCACAACGGAGTATAGATGAGAATGTATCAAAATTACAAGATTCAATTGGACCAGCTAATCTTTCACAGACGCCGTCACAACAAACGCCGTCACAACAAATGCTGTCACAACAAATGGTTAAGTCCGTGAGATCCATTAAATCAGTAAGATCTATTACCCTTGATCATGTAAATATAACTACTCAACCTGCTAATCGTGGTATAATCAGTGAAAATAGTAGATCTCCTATTGTAAGTGACGATCAGATATCAGGAGAAGATATCGAAGATGTTCCTAATTATATCTTAGCAATCTATAACAACGATTATAATATTATTAATGTTCATCATATGATATTGCGTAAATTAAGAATAGAGAAAACAAAGAAGGTGCAAACTCTTTGTGCACAATTACAGAAAGAAGAAGCAAATATTAAGAGACCCCAAATAGTATTAGATAGGATAATTTCTATGGAGAATATCAAGAAGTTACAGAATGAGATAGCTTGTATTAAGGACGGGACAAGAATAGCAGAATACGAAGCTAAGGCTATTCCTCTCATAACAGAATACAAGAGAATAGGTCCAGCTGTCACTAGAGTATCATTCGACAAGAATAACGTGGATAAGATTGTTGATGCGAAAGAAATGCCTCGTTTAAGAGTTATCGGAAGCTTCCTAGATTTGGCGAGGAAATACATTAATCTCGAATCTGTAAGAGAAATGGATATACCTAATATCTGTGTTGGATGTGGAACTCCCCTGGATGATGTTTTGATCGATGAAAATGGCATGCAAATATGCCCTAATTCCGATTGTGGTAGTCAAAGGTTTATTATTGTTATGCTTAATCACGGAGAAAGTTCCGTTCACTCAGAGTACAAAGATAGAGATAATTTCAGTAAAGCTTTGGCAAGATATCAATGCAAACAACAAGATAAAACACCTAAAGAACTGTATGAAAGTTTAGATAGATATTTTTCAGGAAGGGGTCTTCCTATTGGAGAAGAAATTAAGAAATTACCAGTAAGGAAAAATGGAAAGACAGGCAATACTAATCTTGCTATGTTAATTGATACTTTGTCGAGAATAGGATACAATGATTTCTATGAAGATGCCAATCTAATAGGTCATCGATATTTCGGTTGGATACCACCTGATGTCTCTAAATTAGAAGAGGTAATAATGTCCGATTATGATAAAACTCAGATGATATATAACATTTTACCAAAAGAAAGAACATCTAGTATGGGAACGCAAATACGTCTATATAAACAATTGGAATTAAGAGGTCATTATTGTACCATAGAGGATTTTAAAGTAGTTAACATGAGAGAAAGCATAGAATTTGCTGATGCTGTTTGGAAGGAGATGTGTGAAGGATGCAATGATCCTGAGATATATTTTATACCTACTCTGTAAACGAATAAGGTTAATATAGATCGGATATAATTGTGATTATATCCGATTTTTTGATTTGTTACTTGTTATACTATTTATCGAGACACAGTTAATGGGGCAGGTAATGGAGCATTAGATGTTACTGCCGCATATTGAGGATTACTAGTAGAAACAAATGTTGGAGAACTAACTTGTAGAGGAACGGGCTGTGTTTGCACAGCGACAGGCTGTGTTTGAATGGCGACAGGTTGCACTTGTACAGCGACAGGCTGTGTTTGAACTGGATATACTGGACCAGGTTGATTAAGATAAGTTGTAACTTTTTCTTGTACTGCTGCTCTTGTTTCTGTTGTTGTTAATAATCTTATTAATGCCCAGATGAAAATAATTATGGCAATTATAAATAAAATCGCATTTAACCATAACATAGCAACTGCTTCTCCGTTAGTAATTGTTCCGCCATTCCGAAGTCTGTTAAAATAAATTATATCTGCTAAAAATAGACCAGCAAAAAATCCACTGGCAACGAAAACTATAATTTTGAACCAGCGAGTTTCCGTCGTGTCTGTCATTTTAACTGATATATTAAAATAGATCGTTTAGAAGGAAAAAATTAATCTATTAAGAAAGGAAAAGCGTACTTTACTAAATACAATCTTAACTGAATCTTTATTTATTATTGTCACTATAAATCAATCAAAAGAAAATACGCTTAAATAAAGAATTTTATAATAGAAACAATGTCTGTCGCATCACAACCACCACAACCATCAACTGTTAAAGTTGCTCAAGTCGGAAGAAGTGCTAAATGGTCTCTAGAGAAAGCACAGAAAGCTGCTGCTAAATTTGCTTATATCCATGTAGGAGGCAAGGCTTCTGCTGTAAGACATCTTTCTGGAGCTAAAAGAACATGGGAAAAACCAGGAGAGGAAAATACTGTTTACATTCGTAACTTCGTTTTTAATGATGCCAGCAATGTGCAGCAAGTTTATCCCATTCGATTGACTGGAACTCCAGATGCCATTTACGCTGCTATTATGGCTGGAGACGTCCCATCCTTCCGTGACGCAAGCGCTATCCAATTAATGCTCACTCAAGCTATTACCCCTGTCAATTTTAATTCTGCTGAAGTTCAAGCAGATATCAAAGGAGAATTAGATGCCTATGCAGCAATGGGAAAGAAATCAGCGAAGAAATCAACTGCTAGAGTATATAATTTAGGACAAATTCTTTGGTTTGCTCAACATCTAAAGGAGGCTACTCCATACGTTACTGGTACTAGTAAGAAAGAAGGAGGAACTGGCCGTGTCAAATCAGGAAGAGCTAGGAGTCTGAAAGAAAGATTGGATAAATTGGCCGCTTCGAACTTTCAAGAGAGTGTCCTTGATGTCAGTAAACTTGTTAGTGAAAATAAGGTCGTCAAGATTCCTCTTCCTACATCTGGTAGAGGTAAACCTAGATTTACTACCTATTTTGTTGGGTCTTATGAGCCTCGTATCACATCTGATAATTATCAGAGTTATGAGGCTGCTCTTGCAGCACTTGATGCTAATTATCTTGCAACCTATGCCGATCAATTGGCTAAAG